TCTTATCATATTGATTTCCTGTTATATACATTTTCGTGCCGTCATTGTTAAAGTCAAGTCCAAAATTATCATTATCAACAGTTGTAACAAGTGTTTGAGTAAAACTTGCAGTCGAAACATCAAAACCGGTTGTCAATGCATACTCATGCACATTACTATTGCTTGTACCAGTAACAAACATTTTTGTGCCGTCAGTGTTAAATTTTACTGCTGTTGGATTTGGACATTGTGATACCGCATAACTATCTACAAAGCTGACAGTTGAAGAAAGATCAAATCCTGTTGAAACTGTGTATTCATTAACATCATCACCTTGAGCACCAACAATAAACATTTTTGTTCCATCGTTGTTGAATGTAATGCCTCTAGGATTATTTTCCTCAGAGTTAACACTATAAGTAGGTCCTGCTGTAGTGTTGACTACATCTTGAGATATATGTAATTCTGTAGCAGGAGCATCAACTTTTACACCAAGTTTGCTTGTGCTTACATCAAAAAATAGTAAAGGTGTATCAGAGGCACGATTACGGAAGTCTAAATCTATTCCGTTACGTTCTAAATTAGCTTTTAAAAGAGGTCCCGATATTCTACCTACGGCCATACTGTATCTCCTATACAGTATTTATAGGTTTACTTATCGAAGTTATGTAGGGCAGTTACTGGTTTACCTGCATCAGGTGCAGATGTAAAAACTAAGTAGTGGCCTGTGGGCCTTGCTGTTCCGTTACCTGTACCAGCTCCTGTAGCTGTAAATACAGTATCAACAGTATTAGCACTTGCACCGATAGTTGTAAAGTCTGTTGTACCAACTGTAACAATTTTATATTCTGTGCTTACTTGAAAAGATCCAGCTGTAACTTCTGAACCGGTGCCTGTAGCGGCTGTTGGATTTTGTACTAAAGTATAGTTTGTAGTTGCTAATTGAAATACGTTTTCTACAAGAACTATAACATTTTGTGCTGCCGCTGGTGCAACTTGATTAGTATCTTGAGAATTTAAAGGACCAAAACAAACCGCAGTTGCATCTCCGTTGCCTAAACTTTGTTGAATAATACCTGTTGGAAATGGTTCAGCATATCGTAAGTTTCTCCATGCTGAATTTTCGTATCCTTCAAATTTATTATTTGAAGTATTATATCTAATTTGTCCGTTAGCTGGAGTAGTAGGTCTTTCAGCTGTTGTACCCATAGGCACACGAATTGAATTTGTACTTTCAGCAATTACTTGATCTAATGTATCTACTTGTACACCTCTGCCGTATACGTTACGTTGGTTAGTATTTTGACCTTTAAGTAAACGCATCTTATACTTCCATATAACTAACTGTACACGCTAAATCTGTATTTCCTGAACCTTGATCTGGAGAAGCTGTAAAAGTAAGTTTATCACCTGTTTCTAAAATAATTCTTTCTGAATCAAATGTAAAAGTTTCTCCTGCAGGTAATGTTAACTCTTTAACGACACAAGTTACATTATTGTTTAATGCACTTCCTGAAGGAATAATATGCATTGTAAAATTTGCACCTCTAGTTGCAGCACTTCCACCACTTGGACTATACGTATTACATACTAATATGTTTGTTACAGCATATGTTTTATCAGAAGGTACAGTTAATGCGTCTAATTGTGTTAATGTTAATTGATTTGTTGTTATTGCCATTTTTATTTCCTTTAGAACACCATACTATACACTAGTGCTTTATTCTTACTTATCAATTCGTCTCTATTACTACTCTTATTAACGAAAAACAATCCTGAACCACCAGTTGATTGTGTTTTTGAATATATTTTAATACCTTCAACTGGTACACTTGGATCTGTAGCAACATCATTCTCACCAGGGGTTTCAGTTATTTCAATATTATCTTTAATTTTTACTGATCCTGTTCCTGGAGATCCTAGCACTAAGTCCGTATTACTAGCTGTAGTTGTAATCTCATTGTTTTGGATCATTATGTCAAATGCTTCAAGTCTGTCTGCAAATAAATTTGCTTTAGCTACACCGTTAATATCAAATTGTAGTTTACTGTCTGTTCCGGTTACACTAAAGTCATGTGCTTCGATTGACGTATCTGATTCTTGTAGTCTAGCAGGAACTGCACCTGATGCAAGTGCATATGTAACGTAATCTATTACGCCTTTTGCATTTGGTATAATATCATCGTCAATTGCTCCGCCTGTAACTATTCCACCACCATACTGGAATACTCTTTGCTCATAGTTGGTTGTATTTGTTACTGATATAACACCTGTCCCTGGATTAAAAAATAAGTTAGAATCTGAAAACATTCCTGTTGCTTTAATAGGTACTGTAGTTGCACCTTGTTCAAAGGTCCATGTTCCTTGACCTGATGTGCCTCCAAGAGTCCAAGCAAGTTGTTCATCATACACCATAAATGCATTTGCTTGAGATCCTCTTTCAATTTCTATACCACTTCTATAATTTAGTGAAGCAGGAATTCCCGAAGCTACATTATCTTTAGAAAGTACAATAATATTATCAGCTATTTCAACTACTGTGGAACTTATAGTTTGTGTAGCACCTTTGACTTCTAATCCGCCGGTTACAATTACTTTTCCTGTGCCATTTAGTAAACCATCTGTCGTATCTAATGTGATTTCACCGCCTTCTTTTGTAACGATATTATAATCACCATTTCCTATTCTTAAATACTTTGACATTCTTAATCCTTTTTAAATAGGGGGATTTCTCCCCCTATTATATTAAATAGCTGTTAACCTAATTAATGATTCTGTTGAATCATCTTCAACAGCCCACTTGTAACGATTGTTATCAAAGTCTACTGCTGTTCTGTTGAACATTTTTTTCAGTATTATTGCTCCACCACCTGGTGTAATACCTACTAAAGAACATTCACCTTCTGCATTAGGTGCAATTTCATTCACTAGTCTGCAAATTTTTGCAGTACCAGCGGCACTATCACAATTAAATTTGTTAGTACCTCTTTGAGAAAGAATAAATCCTTCTCTAGATGCTGTACCGTCATGATATCTAATTGCTATAGTTGGTTGAGTATTGTCGCCTGTTGCGCCAAAAAATCTCTTGTTAATTGGTCTTCCCATTTGTTTTCTCCTTTATACTTTTTACGTAATACGCAGTGGGTCAATTCTGCATAAGTTCACATAAGTGACACGATTTATGACAATAGTATTTATCACAAAAGGAAAAAGGCATACAAGTAAACTTGTACACCTTTTAAAAAATAAGCAAGTATAGGTAGGACTCGGTTATACCTACAACCCCTCGCCACAGATGCCATTCTGATAACCAGGGAACCTAGTTCCGCTCGGTAGAGCGATGTGACTCAGCGTATTTCTACTACCAAGCCTGGGTACCACCCCTAACTAGTCAAGTTCGACGCTCTGGTAAACGCCTCTTCCTTGCACTATATAAAAACTCTAGCTACAAGTTTTTAGCTTATGTATACACTATAGCAAACTTTTACTATAATGTCAACCTTTTTTTTACGGAAGCATGTAAATAAATTGGTTTACTTGTCCAAAAATGTTATATTTGTCTTCAAACCATGTCATGTATGCTATATCTGCGATTATATAAGCTACGCTTATAAAAAACGCAATCTCTACTCCTATTCTAATACGATCTTTACGTGTATAGATATGCTTGTAATCTTCTTCATCTAATAAAGCATACGCAATAGGTCTTCCATGATGTAGTTTTCCTATACCTTTTTTCTTAAATGACATTTTATTTTTTTGATTTAATACGCACTAACCAAGTTGTGCTATAGTCTGTCTTTTTTTCGTAAATTGTTTCAAGGACAAAATCTTTGTCTTTTTTCATCAGTCAAAAAAATAGGCCCCGTAGGGCCTATTTTCAAGTTTTGTAAACTATTAGCTGAAGCTTACGTTACCGTTAGTAATCGCAACGTTAGCTAAGTAATCAGCCGCGTTACCAAGGGATGAAGCTGAGTTAGATAATTCAACATATCCGTATCTAGTCATGAAGCTCACGACTGGCTCGAATGATGTTGGATCTAACACTACACCACTGCTCATTAATGGAATGTATGGGCAGTAGAATGCAGCAGCATCAGATTCGCTAGTACCTTTGTAGCCAACAAGTACTGGAGCATTATCACCAGCATATGTGTTGACGTATACTTTCATTGCACCGTTTAAAGTTCCAACCATCTTAGTGTTAGTTGGTGCTTCAAAAGTACCTTCAGTAGTACGTGCAAACGCAGAAGTTGTTGCAGATTGTAGGATTGTTAACGCGAATGGCGATACAACAGCCCAGTTACCTGCGCCACGTCTTGTACGTTGAGCGATCAAGTTTGATACTCTGTTAATTTGAACTGCAAGAGCTGCATGCTCATCACCAACGAAAGTAGCTGTACCAGACACAGCAGCTTGATCATAAGTCTGAGCGGCTGTACCAGACAATGTAGTTAAGCTCTGAATGATCTCTTGATCAATTTCAGCGGTAATTTCTTGTGCTAAAGCAGCCATAATTTCTGCTTCTACATCAATACCGTGCATGGACTGAGCGTCCTGTGCAGCTTCAAAAGTCCAACGAGCTGATAGCTTTCTGGATTTTGCTTCTACAGTCTGTTTTAAGATCTGGATGGACATTTTACGTCCAGCGTCACCTTCTAAGGTTGCAGTTGCGTCTGCTGTTCCAGATGGGTCTGTGCCCGCACCTGAATAAGCTGTAGCAATTTTGAATGGGCTAAGAGCCTCTTCACCTGCTGTTGCGTTGTCATTGCTTTCAGCATAACGAACGCGAAGTGTGTGGATCTGACCCACTGGTCCTGTCATTGGTTGTACGCCTACCAAATCGTTAGCAATAACGGTTGGCATCACACGTCTGATGACTGGAAGAATAACACGATTAAGTGTTGCGATATTACCGGCGGAAGTTGCACCTGTGCCTGCTGCCTCTGACAAATACTTACGAGTGTTTTCGAGTGTACTTGCCATAACTGCTTTCTTGTTGCCATTTAAGCCTTCAAGAAGAGCACCTTTGGTCTCCTGCCAGCGACTTTCTAGTAGTTCTGACATATTATATCTCCTTATTTAATTCCAGCTAGACGTTTCATATCAATAACATTTGACTCGTCTACTGTTTTACTAGTTTGAACTATTTCTCTATTGCCTGTAATTTCTTTGCCTTCTATAAGTGTCGCCTTTTTAGCTTTTTCTGGTGCTTCGCCGTCAATAACTGTCGGTAAGTATTTTTCAAACTGAGATTGTAATCTGTTTGTTTGAACTGATTCCAGTAAGTCTTTCATAATCTCTTGCTGTTGATTGCTTAATGGTGCAACCAAGTCATGCATGATCTCTTTACGCTGTGCAGATTCAACAAGCTGTTTCTTTTCAGCTTCTTGTGCTTCAACAACTTTCTTTGCTTTAACAGCAAATGCTTTTGCTTCAGCTAACTGCTTGTCTTTGACATTAACAACTTTTAATAGCTTAGAAGTTTCTGATTTTTCATTCAAATAGCTTCCTTGATATTCATTTGCAAATGCTTCAAACAATTTACGCCCAAAGTCGTTTTTACGTGCTGCATCAATGTCTTCTTTAAGTTGACTAATTTCTCCTCTAAGAGCTTTATCAACTGTTGAAGATACTGCTTTAGCACTTCTTTGTACAAAGTTTTCTTTAACTTTGGCCAAGTGTTTCTTAGCTTCTTTAACAAGTTTAACTTTAGTAGCAGCTAAGTCTTTTTTATCTTCGTAGAACTCAGATATTTCGTTGGCTAGTGCGTCGACTACAAACTCTTCTAATTTAGAAAAATTCTTAGCCATTGCTTTTTGTTCTTCGTGGAGTTCGGAAACTTCTTTCTTAAGTGCTTCCATCACAAAACCTTTTAGTAACCCTGCATTTTCACGCATTGCTACTGCATATTTTGCTTTTGCTTCTGAAAGCTGTTTACGGTCTTCTGTAAATTCAGCTACTTCAGCAGTTAATCTCTCAGATACTAAATTGTCAATAGCTTCTACCATAGTAGCTTTGTCATGTTCATATTTCTGAGCGAATTCTTCACGGAGTTCAGCGGTTACAGCAAGTCTATTTTCTTTTAGTTTTGCTTCCCACGCTTCTTCAATTTGAGTACGCACTTCATCCGAAACAACGTCATTTTCGAAAAGTGTTTTTAGTGCATCCAACATGTTTTTTATCTCCTTTTATTGGAGTCTGCTGATTATATTAATCAGAGATTCTTTTAAATATTTTTGTGCCTTAGGATCTTCTCTAGTTGCCTGTGCAAATTCGTAAGCCTTCATTCCACCTCTTGCATTCATAAGTTGCTCATAAATTGGAGTTGGATATGCACCAGGGGCGCTTGGCTGAGCCACAACGTCCACAGTGATAATTTCAAAGTCAGAAACTTCTCCGTTTCCACTTTCTGATACGTTACCTGAACCACGTGACGAGACTCCTAGTTTAACTCCGCTTTCAAGCATTGTTTTAACTAGGACCCCCATAGGTGTTGGTAAAATTTTAAGTTTTCCGTAACCGTTGTCGCCTTCCATCCACATTTCTGTGATCATATGGCTAACACGATCTAAATTAATATTCAGTCCCTCTGGATGATCAACTTCGCCGAGAACACTATATCCTCCTGAGCATTGATCGTTGAGAGTTTTGACAGCCCTACCAATTTCTGATACAGGATACACACGCTGATTAGCATTGCGTACTCCACCTTGTATACAAATACCTTTCATATACAAGTCTTTCCCTTCATTGGCAGACTCAACGACTATTTTTGCTTGGTCGAATGTCAGTGTCTCAGATAAATTTTGCATCCAAGTTTCCTTATAT